GTTGTACTAAGTTCCAACTGCCCGCCGCCTGCGGTATCAATCCGGTTAGCTATGTTTCCCAGCCGGATGCCGCCGATTTGGCTTTCGCTGGTTCCCGCATAAATCGACCCGCTGACGCCTACGCCTCCGGTCACCACTACCGTTCCTGTAGTCGTTGACGTCGAGGCGGTTCCAGCCGTCATCGTGACTGCTCCCGTTAGCTGCACGGTTCCCGCCCGCAAGCCGATGCGGTTTGTAATCGTCGCATTCGTCCCGGCAACCGGGTCTGCGATGTCCACATTGACCGCAGTGGTGAGCGTGCTTGCTCCAACGAAGGCGTAGGTGGGCGCTGCGAAAACAACCTCGCGCTGCGTCGTAAGCGCGCCCGTAGCAAACTGCCGCGTTGCCGCCGTCTTGTTCACGCCGATGCTCTCCGTGCTCGCCGTCAGCGTCGTGTCAGCGGGCGTGGAAATAACTAGGTAGCTACCACTCGCGCCCGTGCGGACGGGCGGCGCTACATTCAGAGACTCCGCTCCAAGTGCATACTTGTTTGTGAAAGTTACGTTGGTTCCAACAACAGGGTCTTTGAAAAAGGCTGTCGTGTAGTTTGTGAACGTGCGCGCATTCGACGCTGCAATCGTGTTCCCACCAAAGGTGTCCGTGTATGCGGTCGCGACGGTTCCAGCCGCCGAGGTGTCCGTCAAAGTTCCCGGTGTCCCTTTTATTCGCAAACCGGACGTTCCCCATGTCGCTGCTGAAAGGTTGCCAGAAATTGTGATGGGGTTAGATGAAAATGTCGTGCCTGTCGTATTGCTGAAAGTGCTGGCACCGCTCGCCGCAAGCGTAGTGAAACTCCCGCTTGCCGCAGTCGTTGCCCCGATGGAGCAGTTGTTAATCGTGCTCGCCGTCGCCGGGCTGATCGTCACCGTGCCTGTGCCGGTTGGAGAAATGGCGACGTTTGCGTTTGCCGGAGAAAGCGTCACCGTCGAAGATGCCGCAAGCGTAGTGAAGCTGCCTGCCCTCGTGCCGCCCGTGATGTCCGCAGTCAGCGCAATCGTGCCGGTAGCGTCCTGCAATGTCTGCGTGCGGCTCGCCGTGGGGTCAGTGTATGCCAGCGTTGTAGAATAGCTGCCCTTTCCATACAGAATATTGTCGCCCTGAACCGTAATGCCTGCTGTTGCGCTTACTGCCCAAAACCCTACTGACTTTACTGTGGCCAGCGCCGTAGAGCCATCTGTCGTAACGGCAAACGTGTTGCTGCTTGCGGCAGTATGAAGGTAAATCGTGTATCCAGCGCCACCGTCAATCTTCACTTTTGGAGTGCTGCTGATGCTGACTGTGCCGGAAAGCGATGGGCTTGCGGGAATCGAAAGCGTCGGAGTCGTCGTTCCCGTGACGGTGATCTGGTTTGCGGTGCCGGTGATGCTGGTGACTGCATCTAGCCGCGCATTAGGAATCTTGCCTGTCGTGTTGTCCAAAAGCTCATAGGACCATACGCGCATTTTGTTTGCAGCCGCGGTGCCTTCCCCAATCTGAATTCCGTTTGCTCCTGTGACAACTGCATTTCCTCCAATCGCCGTGCCGTTCGCTCCCGTAACGCTTGTGCTTGCTCCAACAGCTACGCCTAGATTTCTCGTCACAGTGGCATTCCATCCAACGCCCACAAACGAGCCATCATCCGCAGGGGTTGCCGGAACAAGTGAAACTTGGTGGCCTACGCCAACTGAAAGCTGTGCGCTTGTGGTTAGCGAGCTGCCAACGCCCACGGAGGACTGCCCGGTCACGCTGCACGTCCAACCGAACGCACAGTTATAAAAATTTGTTTTGTCTGTTGAATGGCTGGTATCTCCGGCTTTTGCGTTATAGCCAAAAGCTGAACCATGTCCCCAAGCGTCTGCGCCAACGCCAAACGCATTGTCATTAGCTCCGTTGCTGTTTCCAGTGTCAGAGACGCGGATTAGCTCAACCGCGCCGCCCCCCGCGCCGATAGTAAGCCCATACACCTGATTTGTGCCGACTGTTCCAAACGAAGGCGCATTCGGTGTGGCAACAGCATAAAAAAGAATATTCCCGAGACCCGTAGTGCTCAAAGTGCGCGTGCCCAATGACAGCGTTCCCGTGCCGCTGCTGATTGTGTTTCCGTTGATGCCTGTGACTGCGCCGCCTGTAATGTTTATTCCGGTTGCCTCGCCAACGGTCCCGGCGTTGTCGTAGAGGATGCGGCCCGATGTTCCGCCTGTGATTGTCGTGGTGTTGACCGTTATTCCAGATCCGCCCGCCGCCGACAGCGTCGTGCCGCTCATGCTTAGTCCGCTGCCGAGTGTAATGGCTACTGGCAATCCGGTGCCGCCGCTAGACGCCTGCCCGAGTAGCTTTGATGCAGTGAGGTTCAGCCCGAGATTTGTGACGGCTTGCAGCTTCTGCCCTGCCGTCAACGTCTGCGCCGCATCGTAGCAAACCGCTCGTGCGCGAATATACGCGTCAAGGTCAAGCGTATCAATAGCAACTAGGTTGTTGATGTCGATAACGCTGCGGTAAATCGTGACTGGAACAAGTAGAAGCGTCTGCGTTATTCCGCCGCGCTCGCGTAGCACGCTGAAATCAAATACCAGCCTGTCCGCATCAGTTTCATTGAACGCGTCAAAAAGGTTATCCGTGTTAATCGTGAGGCTTCCGCTAAGTCCGGTTGGCGCTTCTAGGCTCACGTTTGTTGCCGCAAGCGTAGGCGACGCGAGCGAAAGGTTGCCGACAAACTCGACAAGATAATCCGCGCCGTCTGCGGTGACGGAAATGTTATCCGCGTTTAGCCGCGAGTGGTTTTGCAGGACAAGAGAAAGCTGCGCGGGGCTTGCGATTGGTGAAACAGTGCCGCACGTCTCAGTCACTCCAGATACGGTTGCGGACAGCGAATACAGCCCGCCGTAAGTTCCGCTCGCAAATGCGATGCGCTTGATCTCATTCACAGACGCCGTGGCGGCTTGCGCCGTGGTGACAGTTACGCTTGCGGCTGGCAGCGCGGTCGTCAACTGAGTCAGCGCAACCGGCTGCTGAAAAATGGAAATGTATTGGCGTCCTTTTGTCGTAGAACTGCCCGCAGATGGGCGCGAGACAATGATTTGACACGCTGGCAGCAAATGCGATTCGTCGGCCGAGATAAGCGGCAGAACGCCATTGGTAGATCCGTCAACACGATAGACGCCTGTGCGCATCAACGTCACCTCAACGGCGGGATTTCCGCCTGCGACGGACGCCGTGCTAAGCACACTCTCTAAGGCCGCAGCGGTGACGTTGTAATCCAGCGCCGTCATCCCGGTTGATTCGCCGTCAATCGTGAGCGCAAAAGTTCCGCCCGTTGCCGCCACTCCTGAATTGCCAATGCCCACGCGGATAACATCGCCGTCCGCATAGCTGTCATCCCAAGGCCGGTCTGCTGTGGTAGATTTGACAACGGTGCGAACTGTCACCGGCACTTGCGCATCGCCATTTGCGAAGTCTTGCAGCGGCGCAATTCCGCCCGCTAGAAAGTCAGCAATCAGCCCGTCTTTTTTCGGCGCGTTTTCGTTGATGATTAAACTGAGTGCCATTGTGTTTTGCTTAGTTTATTTTGCCGCTGGTGTCAAACCGTAATGCTCCAATTGTAGGATGATGTCCAACCGGACCATTCGATTACGTTTCCATCGTCGTCGGTGTAATCGGTAGGAATTTCGTATGTCTGACTTACTGTCGCGCTGCTTATGCCCGAGAGCGTTGCCACGTCGCCTACGGAATTAACGTCGCCGGTTTTGTTTACTGCGCCATCTACAAAAAACTCGTAGCGCCCGTTAAGCTCATTCAAATAAGTTACAGTAAAAGCTCCAAACGGAGAGCATGTCGAAGTCGCATTCCATGCGTATAGCTCGCCTGAAACATTTAGTTCAAACGCCCCCGCCACGTTAATTTCATCCACAACGGGAGGATCAACAATAGGCGATTCGCCAAACGGTATTGTTGTGACTTGATACGTGTAATTAAATAAATCCCCCGTAATGAAAATGGGCTCGTCGTTGTAAGTTGTGTCTAATTTGAGGTTTTGAACAATCCTACTAACTGCGTTTGGGCTTCCAAAAACAGGCGGAATCGTGTCGCGAATAACAGCGTATTCCGAAGTGGCATCGCCAGCGGTTTCGCCGGAATAATTTATCCCAACTCGGCTGTAGCTAGACGAAGCGGAGCCGGTAAAGGTTACTTGCGTGATGACTACATTTCCGCCGGGGTCTGTGACTGTTTTCGTGAAGCTCGCTCCAAAATTGAACGACACCGTAATGCCCGAAAGCGATACAATCTCAGCGTCGAAAAATCTGCCGCCTTTATTGCTCATTGCAGCACGTTAAAGTCTGAGTAATCGGATGAGGTTCCCCATCGGCAGATTTCCTGATTTCCGCTGACTGCCGGAGTGATGGTTGTAGCCGCAAATCCGGCCCCAGATGTAACGCGAGTTGCGCGGCCAAGCTCAAATACCAAATGCGTAGCATCCGAAACATGTGTGCCCGATGCACCTTCTACGATGGTAATGCTTCCCGTGTCTGCCTGCCATGTTCCGGTAGATGTATTGAACGAAAAAGGCACCTTGGCTTTAATGTATCGCACGCCGTTGGCGGTTAGCGTCACGGTAGTTTCAGGCACAGAGCCGCCGCCAATCAATCCAGCGATAACTTTGATTTTGGCAACGCCGGATTCGGTAGCGTTTACGATTTTGAGCGGATATGTCGTGCTTGCCGCCGTAGCAAAATTCACTTTAGACAAATCTAGCGTAACATCCTCCTCGCTTTCGAGAAACACCGCTCCAGCCAAACCCGGCGGAAGAACAATGCGAAGCTTGCGCGTAACTCGCTTCCAGATTGATCGAATCCATCCAAGGTTCAGCGCGCCGTTCTGGCAAGCGTCCTTTCCCGGCTCTGGAATGTTGTTGAGCGCCATGTTAAGTGACTGCCGCCTTGTTTACAAAGTATTGCGTCTTTCGCTGCCAAATGCCGCCAACGTAGATGGAAATTTCAGAGTCAAACGCCGCGTATTCTTGGCCGTCCACAAGCGCGCCCCATCCGCCGAAAGTAAGCGTCGTTCCAAACACAACCGCCACCTTGGGCGCGTAGATGACATCCGGCTTTGTCAGGCTGTATTCGTATTTGATCCTTCCATTAATCGTCAAGGGCAGTTCGGCAACTGTAGGTTCGGCGGGCGGACTATCCCAAACGTAAGTTGCCGTAGTGCTAAGGAATTGAATCGGATAAACAAAACTGTTGCCTTCGTAGCGCGTTACCGGAAGCGAAACATAGCGGCGCTTGAACCTAATCAAACCGGGCGCAATATAATTGATGTCGCTTTCTTCTACCAAGTAGGCTGTTCCACGAGCGGTTACAATCGTTTGCATTACCTCATAGCCGCCCAGAGGCTGAATGGCATTTCGCAGCGGCAAATAGTTCGCCGCTAGCTGCGTAAAATACGCAATGTATTCAAAGCTTTGCGTATCGCCCACGCCTTCAAACGGCAGCACCCAAGTCCCTGCGCCGTCCTGCGTGGCGATTGTCATGTCGCCGTCATAGATGAAATTCGGGACTGGCATGTTAGTTAATGATGAATGAGTTAGTGCGAATTGAATCGGTTTTCAATTCCGCATTTTTAGCAGCGGGCGCAGCGGGCGCGGGATTCAACGGTTGCCGCGCTACAAAGTCTTTGCGCGCCAGTTCGGCGGCGGGGCTGACAAACTCTCCGGCGCGACGGAATGACGGGTTTTCGCGTGGCTTGAATCCAAAGCGCCGGTTCTTTTCATCTGCGGCGGCATCGCGTGCCTCTGCTGCTTTCTGCGCCTTGTCGCGGGCGTTGGCGAGCCGTTGCGCTTGGTCGTTTGCCTGTTGTTCTTTTCGGTCTGCCGCCCGCTGCTGTGGCGTCTTGCGGATTTCAGCGGCACGAATGGCAAGCTCGTTTAGCGCCTGCTGTGTGCGAAGTTCTTTTGCGATGTCGTCGCGCTTTTCGTGCATCGCCTGCTTAATTTTCTGCTCATATTCCACGCGGTTTTTAAGCAGCGCGGAAAGCTGACGATTGCCGGAAAGCTCGGCGTTCAGCGTTTCGGTTGCGACACGCGCCGCCGTTTTTGTCATGTCCAGATTGTGCTCTAATTCTTGCGATTGAATGTCTAGCTCATGCGCCTGATTTTCAAGCTGCTTTACCGCTAGCGAATTGACGCCGTAAAGCTCTTTGGCTTTTGTGATCTGCACTTGAATCTCGGCGTTTTGAGTAAGCAGCTTATTAATCTGCGACTCTGCGGAGATGTTGCTATCCTTGGCTACGTCAAGATAGCGGGCTTCTGATTCCTCCTTTTGCGCTGAAAACTGAATGTCTTTCTTCTGCCGCTCGGCTTCTGCGTCTGCAAGCGCTGCGCCTGCCGCAAAAGCCTTGTTGTCCTCTGCGGTGCGATTGCCGCCAAGGTCGCGCAGTTTGTTTGCAAGCTCGGCTTTCTTCTGCTCGTTCTGAATTTCAACGCGCTGCATTGCAAGGCGCTGTTCTGCGCCGACCGTAGTATCGGAAACTAGCTCGGCTTGCTTGGCGGTAATCGCTTCGGCCTTTGCGGTAAGTTCGGAAATCTGCTTTTGAATGGCAAGGTTTCGCTCGCCCTTGGCCGCTTCGGTAAGCTTGAGGTCTTGCAACCGGCGAACCTTGGCAATAATTTCGTCGTAGGTCTGCGCCTGAGTGGTGAGTTCTTTGCGAATGCGCTGCTCATCAATCGCTTGTTTTAAGGGCGCATCTGTCAGTGGTTTTGTGGCACCGAAGGAAAGCAAGCTTGCTGCGCCTGCTGCGAACTTTGCAAAAGCGACTTTTGCTTTTTCGGTTCCAGTTTGCGCCGATTCGCCCATTGCGATAAACCCCTCGTCAACCTCGCCCGCCTTGCGATTGACCTGAGTGAAGCTGGCAATCATGTCGCCAATGCCTTGCCCGATAGCAGCCGCTCCAAACGCCTGTTTGATGCTGTTGCCCATCCGCTTAAACGCACCGTCAACTTTTTTGCCGGTGGATTCCGCTTTAGCCTCTAGGCCATCCATGCGCGAATTGATTTTGTCCATCCCCTTCTCGAAATCCTCAAGGGAGACGCCAGCCTGAGCAATGATGTCGTTTTTTCCGGCCATGTTATTTTAGCTTAATCGCGCAACTCCAAGTGCCGTCTCGATTGCGGCTGGATAGCGATACTTGACCGTATCCCTGCAAACGCTTTTCGGCAACCTTCTCTAGCAAAAGTTGCTGCGTAGATGCCGTAATGGTTTCCAGCGTATCTAGCCAGCGCGCTTGCACCTCAAACGAGCGCCGATTGACTACAGCCGCGCCCCTTGCCTTGTCGCCTGCTTTGATTAGCTGGTAGATGATAGACAGCGGCGTGTTTAGAACGGCCTCTAGGCTCCACCCTGCGTGCGGATAGTATTCGTTCAGCGTGTGGTAAAGGCCAACGGTCGGCGCGTAGTAACTGACCTTTTCGCTGCCGTTTGGCGCGTCTAAAAATGCGCGGTCAAGATAGACTTCAATTCCCTCGCGGGCCTCTGGGTAATCCAATTCCGCCCGCTGCGCGATGAACGCAAGCCGCTTTTCTTCGGATGTCTCAAAGCTGAAATCCGGCGAGACAAACCAAAGGAATTGCAGAATTGCGGCCGGTGACGGAGCGCCCCCGCAAATGAACGGATTTGAGAACGCCCGCAACCATTCAAGGCGGCGGGGCGTTAGCGGTGAAACGCGGATGCCTGCGATTAGCTCCGGCAATCCTAGGAGCGCAACCGCCCTGTCTCGGCGTTCGCTTTCTAGCGCCGCTTCATGCTCTGAGAGTTCCTTGGCCACATCTTAGGCCGTGGTGATGGTTGCGATTGCCTCAAGCGCCGTTACGTTCGCAACGCGGATTTGCACCTCGTTCGTTGCCTCGTAGGGAACTTCGCTGACGAAAAACGTGATTGGAGACGATTCATTTGGGGGCGTGCGCGTAAAGGTAGCGCCCGGAGGCGGAAACGCCGTGCCGCTACTGGCAAGCTGTAGCTCAAACACGATCTTGTAGCGGCCTTTTACCAGAACCATTTGATTCGGTCTGCCGGTTGACGTGCTGTTTTCAGCGGACTTCCATTCCGGCGTGATCGTCTCTTTGTTGACGATGTAAGTCACCGAATTGATGGTGACGGTAGAAGTGCCATGCGGAGGAGCGCCGTCAAGAATTTCATTAGGAACAGCCATAGTGTTTTATAGGTTGGATGGGATTGCGTTCGGGTTGATTGAGAAAAGGATTCCGCAGCGAAGCGTTGTCGCGTCAATGTCGTCGGTGTCGGCAACGGCGTCGTCTGTGCCAGCGTCGCGGATGTCAATTAGCAGGATGGGCAGCAAGGCAGTCTGCGCGTTCTGCCATGCGACAACGGCAAACTGCTGTAGAATTGAGCGCACCTTTCCGATTAGCTCAATATGCGCGTCAGTCTTTTGCGCCGAGGTTCGATTCGTCTTGGCTGTGATTTCAATACGCCCGTCAAACGTGGAATAAATCCAACCGGGAGCCGCAGCGATTGGCGTCTGTTGCCGCTGAAATACTTCGCCTGAAAACGCCTTGACTTCTAGGCGCGGAGTCTGCGCGGTGTTTGACGTGCGAGAACGATAGACGTTTTCACACACAGCGCCGAGCATTGCAATCAACGTGTCCTCAATGTGCCGCTCGTATTGGAGTAGTTCGTAGAGCGTCATGCGTGTTGGATAGCGTAGAGGATTCGCTTTAGCTGGCGCTCAACGCGCTTGATGAACTGCGGGCGCTTTTTCTCCATTGCCGCTCCAAGGATTTCGCTGCCCATAAAGTTCTTATACTCCCGCTGTGGCGTCTCCAAAAACGGGTTGTAAATGGCGACAGAGAGCGTGAATTTTCCGCCGCGCCATTGTGCATATCCGCGCTGCGGTTCCGGTTCATCGGGATTGCGGGTTGTCGCTGCCAAGACGTTTGCAGATACGGGAAAGGACAGCCCTGCCGAGTATGCCACCTGCACCCATGAAAGCTGATAAAGAAAGCGAGCTGGTGCGCGTGACGCCAGCCAATCGCGCTGAGTAACGCCGGTGCCGCCATGCTGCTGCCAGAGGTCGTATTGCGAGTTCTTTTTCTCGATTTGGTTATATCGAATAACGTCAAGCTCACGAGTCGGCGTAGTCTTGCACGCAAGGGAAAGCGACTGCCGCGTAAAGTCCGAAACCTCGCCTTTGAATGCCAAGGCACGAACCTGTTTGCGAATAGCGCCTAGCTTCTTTCGCATGTTATCGGTTGAGACTCGGAAGCCGGTTGCCATTATTGTTTGAGATTGCAGACAAGGCGAATCATCGTGTCGTTTTTGTCCGTAAACATATCCGTCACCTCGAAGGCAAACTCGCCAAGCGTCGGGTGCTTGTAGGTAATCACAGAGCGGGCAAGCGAGCTAATGCCAGCGGTAGCGCGGTCACTCTCGCGCATCTGAAATTGAGCCATAGCATTCGCGTCATACATGTTAAGCTGCATTTTTTTCAGCAACTCAACAGGCGGGGCAATGCAGCCATATTCTACGCCGTTAAACCAAAGCGCGTCGGGAAACTTGACAAGAAGCGTCTCGTTTGCCCGGCTTAGTGCTAAGGCTTCCAACGTCATACATTAGGGCTTCGTGCCGTAAGTTTGCGGAGCCAGCTTCATGGTCGTGCTGGTGAGCATTCCACCCAAAACAATTACGGTTGAGCCGCTGGCAATGTCCGCGTAGGTCGTGGTAATGCCTCCGCTGGTGTTGCTCAAATAAACCGTATTTCCCGCCGTGTCCGTGAAACCGGGAGTAAAATTAGCGTCAAGGCTTTGGTAAATGCAAGGCTGTGCGGTTCCGCAATCCGCAAGCGCAATGCCTTCTACAGTATTAGACGGAGCAACGCCATTGCTGTCGGCAAGGCCAACCGTGCCAGCGGCAAGCAAGTAAATCGCCTGCCCTCGCGTAATGGGCGCGGCGGCAATCTTGACGTTAAAGGACGTAAGCGATGAAAGGACGTTTGCGGCGGTAATGGATTTGTCTGCCATGTGAATTGTTGGTTATGCTGCTTTTGATTTGTCCCCGTAGGTGCCGGGAATTGGAAAAAGGATGCTGCCTTCGTGCTGAACACAAAGCCGCTGATCTACAAGAATCTTGCCGCCAAGCTTGCGCCAATGCTGGCAAAACTCTTTGTCTTCGCTATGTCCACCGGGAAGCGTGCGCCAGTATTCGCGGACGATGCTGCCGTCCATGTCCACAATTGGAGATTCATGCTCCATCGCCTCAAATACTGAGCGATGAATGGTCATAAAACCACGCGCTACCCATTCGACCTCAACTAGCGGATTGGCTTGGATTTCTGCGTCATCAACCGCAAAGTGGTTCTTATTTAGGACTTGCAAGTTAAGCGTTAGTCCCGGCTGTTTCTTGGGATAAACGCCCGCAACAATCGGCACCTCATGACTCAAAAGCATTTCAAGCTGCTTTGGCGTGAACTGAATATCCAAGTCCACGATAACCATGCGGTCACAGTTGCTCTCAAGGAAATGGTGGGTTGCGTAATTCCCCGTTGCTGCCGGGCAAGGATGCGAGAAACTAGCAAGTGCAACGTCGCGCCCCTTAAGCGCAGTCAGCGCGGCGAACACCATTGAAAAATGATTGTGCGCCGTCACTGATTTTGAGCCATTATCTAAAAATGGGATATAAATTTTTTCTTTGCTCATGCTAGTATTGCTTTTGCGGCCTTACGCTCACGCATTATTGCACAAAGTTTGCGCATCTTTTCCAATGTTTCTCCAGTGCGCTTTTTTCCAGAAAGGCTCGCGGCTCTTTTTGCGACTTGTTCGGGCGATTGTTTTCTTCCAGTATGGAATTTAACTAATGCGGCAAGCGCATTTGGATGCATTGGAATACCTTTCCGTTTTCCAATAACTGCCATTCTGCGTTTCTCTATAGATTCCAGAGAACGCTTTTTTCCTAACTGCGCGAGTCTCATTTTCTCACGCGACTCTGGCGTTCTCTTCTTTCCGAGATGAATCAATCGGCATTTCTCTCGCATTGAATCGGAAACCTTATGTGCTCCGCTTCCGCCAAAATCAATGTTAATCAATCTACATCCAATAAATCGAAGATAACTAATCCACCAGCGCTCACTTTCTTCCCATTTGGACTCGTGGACTTCTTCAAGAATATCCATTTCTGGGCGGAGTCCTTGTAGTTTTAATCCACGAATCCAGCTTTCTTTGTGTCCGATTTTTTTGCTTGAAAGGTGCTGCTCAAAGCGGCGTTTGGCATCTTTTGCTTTTCCGACATATCTGATCTCTCTGGAGACCGGGTCTGTCAGGCAATAGATGAAAACGGATTTGCTCATGAGCTAGACCTTCTCAAACGTCTCGCGGAATGCTTTCACGGTGCCTTCCCAAACTTCCTTTTTGTTTTTCAGGAAGTGAGTGCGTCCGTAGATGTTCGGTTCCGTGACGGCCAAGAAGAACAGCCGTCCGGTTTCAATGTGCTTGTAAGGCACATCGGCAAACTTGTCATCCGTTGGAAACAACGTAAGCGCATCCGCCTGCGTTTCCGCAATGTCCGCATCTGGAAACTCAATTGCCATAAGTCTAGCTGTAGCTGGTAGCAATAAGAACGAATGCGCGGTTGTTCGTGATCGTCGGGTTTTGGCTCATGCCCACACGAACGACAAGCGAGTTGATTTCCAGCGACGGATACGTCTCGACGTAGTTTCCGCCTTCCATGTAGAGCGGGCCTTCAACAACGGGCTTACCGCCGTTTTCAAAGCCAGTCCAGAACGGGGTGACACCAAGGCCGGAAATGGTCGGCACGCCAACTCCGTCCGTTTCGCTGGCAACTTTGGACATACCAGCGCGACCGACGCCGATGTAAGCCGTGCTCCAAACCGGCGTGAGGCTAGGCACCTGACCGCTAGCGGCAATGTTGATGTAGCAATCGCCGATGTAGAGGTTTTTGACGCCGCACTGAGCAGCAAGCGCCGCCGTGAAGTTTGACTCGTTGACTTCTGCCACCGGGCCGTAAAGACCCTTGATGAACTGAAGCGTGCTCTGGCAGGTGCGGACGCGCTCCCAAACCTGACCGCTCATCCAAGCGGAATCGGGAAGCTCGCCAAGGCTCTTGATGTAACGAGCCGCGCCGATGATGTCCTGAATCGGATTCATGCCGGAGCCGGGGAAGGCTGCGTCACGATTGGCGACCGTGTAAGCGGCAGAGGCGGCGATTGCGGTGCCACGATAGGTGTATGCCGGATTGAACAGGACGTTGGCCTTGAGCAGTTCCTTAGTCAGACCGGAAATCTGAGTGCCGAACTGCGCGGAGAAGAACGCCACGAGGTCAAGATACTCATCCCATTCCATCTTGGTTTCATTTGGAATGACGATTTCCTGACCAATCAGGTTTGTGCTGAACGTGAAGTCGTTAACCTGCGCCGTGATGCGCTCGTAGCGAGTGCCGGGAGCGCGAAGGAACTTCTGATCCGTGAGCGTCCGCATGGCTTCGACGCCCTGAAGCGTGAGCTTGGGAAGATGCGCCGTCCGCTTAGTCAGCGGAAGGTCGGGCATCAGCTTGTCGCCGATGAGATTTGATACTGCGCCTTCGCCCTCGACGATGGCTTGCGCCAATTCCTCGCGGGGTCCGGTTGCGACTGTGGGAGTAAAAACAGGCATGTTAGTGTATGGTTATTGGTTAGAGTGAAGCGAGAAGCTCAACAGCGCCGAGCTGGCCGGCGCCGGGGCAAGCCTGAACCCATTCGCCAACGATGAGCGCATTAGCGCCGGAGGTGTTGGCAAACTGGCCGCTAGCTGCGGAATATGCGGTATCTCCAATGTTTGTCGCGCCGGTTCCGATTGCGGGAACTTGGCCACCGCTGAAATACGCGGCAGCCGCACCCGGCTTGGATGCTTCGATGGATTCAAGAGAAATGAACACGCCGCGCTGTCCGATGGGGGCAAGCGAGACTAGTCCGGTAGAACCAACCACAAGTCGCAGGCCGGAGCTTGCAATTGCAGTCGTGTCGCAGTTCACGCTACGAAGCGCGCTGCCGATGTTGTATGTGGTTTGAGTAGCCATGTGAGTGTTTGGTTATGAGTTAGACGGCTGCGGGCATAGGGCGGCCTGCGGCTTCCCATGCATTGTAATCTGCGGACTTGGCGTCAGCCTTGGCGCGAAGGATAGCAATCGGGCGCTTTGCTCCGGTATCGAGATGCTTTTTCAGCACGGCAACAAACGGAAGGACCGTAGTTTCAGCCGGCGCTGCAAACTTGAATTTGCCAGTGCCGATTGCCTTGGTAAACTTAGCCTCGGCAAGCACTGCGGCTTTCTCGCTCACGGCATCCTGATTCTCGCCAAGCTGGCGCTTCAGTGCGCGAATCGAATTAAGTGCGGCGCGAAGCACTGCGGGCTTGTCTTTGTCGGCTTCGCTCTTGTCAGCATCGGTAACGCCCGCGTCTTTTTCCATGACTGCGGCGGATTCAGTGTCTTCCATAACAGCCTCGTCGCCGTCCGGCTCAGCGTGGGAATCAATCATGGATTTAAGCGCGGTTTTTACGGCAGGGTCTGCCAGCATCGTCACAAGTTCTTCAACGGTCATATTTGTTTTTTGGTTAGGGTTTGAATCGGTTACTGCTGAAAGTGCCGCAAGAAGGGCGGTAGTCATTGCGCCCTTGCCTACAAAGTCGCCTGCCATAACGCCAGTTGCTTTAGCATCGTCGCGCCCGCCTTCGTAATTGAAAACCATGCTCACCATGATGCCCGTTGGGTCATTCAATGCGGCGTGAAGAATCGCCTCTTTGTGAGGAGTCGGCCAAAGGAAAGCGTCCGCAACGAGATTTCCGCCCTCGTCTTTTCGGAAGTTGCGCCACGTCGCAACGCGAGAATCAATGCCCTCGTTTCCATCGATCCATTTATGCGTCCAATGAGCGGACAAACGATTGTCCTCGCTGCAAAGCGCCAGCAACGAATCTACGAGCTTTGGCGTGCAAAGAAGCTCCTCTGTCTTTCCCGTCTCAGGATTTGCAAACCGCGCAAGCTTTCCGAGGCGCGCAAGCTGGCAACCGAAAATCGTATCGCCTTCTACTTTGGCGGTAGATTTAAGCGAAGCTTGTAATGCGGCGACCTTTGGCACGGACGCGATTTAGCGCCCTATGCTTTTAATGTCTAACCGCGACTCGTAACCGTTACGTTTTGCCTTTGCACCTATCTACCACAACCCTCATGGCTCGCTCCAGCAATTCGGGCGACTCACGATGTCCGTGCATAACGTATGACAAGTGAACGCGGGAAACCTTGCAAGCGTCTGCCAATTCTTTGACTCGGATAACTTCGCGCACTTCTGCGCTCATCATGGCCAATGCAAGTTTTGTTTTCGGTTCTGGCTTCATTCAATCGGTATGCTAAAAGCGTGAATCTCCTGCCTCATCATCTGCGCCCTTGCCACGCGACGCCCTAGCGTCAACTTTTGCGTCTGCCTAAGTGCGCGGTCAATCTCCAACGAGGTCAAATACCAGTCGTTCCAATCCCAGTTCTGCGCGTGGTTGCGGTGCCACATAAGCGGATCTGTGGCGTTGTAAACCGGTCGGCCTGCGCGGTGAAAGGCAAGCGGCAAAAGATAGTCCCAAAAGCATTGCCCGAAGCTCAGAAACGAACACGGCACCAAATGCGCGTCGCGACCGTGAAACATGAAGCCGTCAATGCCGTCCCAATAGGTTGTGCCGTTCACGTAATCGCCATTGTGATTGTGGCGGGAAAATGTGACAAGTCCTCCGTGATTTGTCTGCGCCAATTTCACAAGCTGCCAAGGTGAGCACCGCAACTCAATATCCGAATTGAGCAAAAGCACCGTTGAATTTAGCTCGGTGGCGTATCTAAGCGCCTCGTCAATCGCGACGTATGGCTTGCGGAAGATTCGCTCTGTCGTGTTCGTCGCCTCGTGGAAAATCACGCCGGGGAATTGCGCGTCGAGCGTTTCGATTTCCTCCGCGCAGTTCAGCGAAGTAACGCGAAGTCCGGCCCGCAACCACGATTCAGCGCACTTCTGTTGCTCGTCAATTCGATTCGGCGCAATGCTTGTGATTGCGGTAATCATGCTGCTTTTTTGATTACTGCGTCTTCCCATCCTCGCGGAGCTAATCCGCTGTCGAGTCGGTCAAGTTGGCGCTTTACAAATTCGGGGTCTTTCAAAAACTCTTCTTTCTTCGCCTTTCGCTTTTCTGCGTTCTCTTTTCCCGGCAGTTCCTTGTTGGCAAAATAATCGGCCTGCGCTTCTGCAAAAGCATTGCGGCGGGAAGTCTTGATTGACGCCTGCTTTTTTACTTCCAATTCACGCGATGCAATTTGCTCTGGCGTGAGTTCCTTTTCTTTCTTCGCCGCCTTTTGCGAGCGCGCTTTTTGGTTCCGCTCGTTTCGTTCAGCCGCTTCTTTCATCCACTGCTGTGATTCGGCTTCGCGCTGCGCGATTTCTTCGGGTGTTGGAGGCTTTAGCGGATTTCCTGTCTGGATTTGTTCGCCGTGCAAATCGGGATTGAATCCCGTATCAAACTCCTTGTGCTTTGCGTCCAAAACCCACTGCGCCGCGTGAACTGTTCCATCATCGGAAACGCTGGCGTGAGACTTCGGAATCCAAATCGGCATGGAGCCTTCGCCAAGATTCACTTTCACCTTAAGAGCTTTGTCCGTTTCGTCCAACACGCGAGAATTGGTAAGCTTCACATGCGACGGATTTGCGCCTTTGCTACTGCCTCCGTCTGGCTTGTCCCGATGCGGTTCCTCCGCTTTGTGTTCGCCGGATTTCTCGCCGGTCTTACCAGCTGGTTCGTTTGGGCTTGCGGATTTCTTGCCGCCGCCGCCGCCCTTCGCAAACTCGCCGTCCTTTGCGCGCGGGTGTTTTGATTCATCAAACTCGGCCATTGCCGCCGCTTTGTTGTAATGGTCATCTGCGGCCTGTTTTGCGGGAGTGCACCCAGCGTGCGCAACGTGTGAAATTGGCACGGTGAACTTGATGGCGTATCCGCCGCCGTCTTTATATGCGCGCCATCCTTTTTCCTGCATAGCCTCTTTGTTTTCTGTCCAATCGTTCCAGAAGTCCTGATTCGGCCTTCCCTCAAAGTCCCATCCTCCGGTTGAATAAATGCCGCCAACATTCTGTCGCGGTTCCGTTTTTTCCAAGCCGTAAGTTTTGCCGTATGTCCCGCTTTTGAAAAGGTCGGATGCGATTGCTTTTTGGCTTGTATCTTTCGGAGCCGAAGCGCCTCCGTCGCGGATTTGTCTTGCGGCGTCCAATACCTTTTTTATTTGGTCTGGCTTGTGAACAGTATTCGCACCAGCGGGAAGTCCCGCCTGTTGAATCACTCGCTTTGCCTCATCGGTGGAAAGTGCATAGTTCTTTTTGAGGTGTCGCGTAAGTTCGCCGCCGCTTTTGATGGTCTCGTGTTCGGGTTTTGCAGAACCTCCGCCGCCTCCCGAAGTCCACTTGCCATCGTCTGCGCGTTTTTCGCTGCTCACGTCATGATCGGCCATCGCGGCGGGCTTGCTGTCGGTTTTCTCCACCGTCGCGGATTTCGTGTTTGAATCGTTTACGTTGGTCGGCTTGCCCTCTGCCAGATTTTCGCCCTGTTGCGCTTGCATAGGGTTGTCGGAAACTTGCGCAATGTCGGCGGCGGTAATGTCGCCTTTGTAGCCAGCCGACAAAAGCTCTTTGTTCGCGTCCTGCCGCGTTTTTGATACCATCATCGCCCATTGCTTGGTCTCGCTCAAGATGGCGTCTGCGGTCGTGCCAAGGCTCATCGCAATGACGCGCTGCGGCGAGGTGATGCCCGCGCGGATTTGGTCAATGTCGCTCTTGGCATCACGGAAGGCATCGGCGCTCGGCAACGTCGTAAACTGCCAAGAGCCGCGCGCGATTCCAGACTTCGCCGGTAGCAAGCCGCGCTCTACGCCGTCCATGATTGTCACGTAGGCAATCACGTCCAAACGCGGGCGATGAACATCGTTCCGCAACCGCTCAATTTCGCGCCCTGCGGCCTCAAACGCGCCACGAAACGGAGCGCCGCCGCTCTCTGCGCCGCTGAAAAGAAATTCGTAAGGGAAGCCGCACGCAAGCGAGCCGTTCGCGTCGAGGTAGCGAAGCGCACCGATGAAATCTTGCGAAGGATGTTCAGCGCGCAAAACTTGGTAGCTGTCGCCGTTGAACTGATATTTGACAACCGCACCGTCCGCGTAGCTCTCCTGATACTCAATCGTGCCATCCGTGTTGACCTGCGTGTCGTAGCTGTATTCGGGCGCGGACCCTGAGTTATTCGACGCAATCGCAGCCATTTTGGACTGCTGTTGCATCGTGTCCTTTGTGCTTTTCAGAATCTCGTGACGGCTGCGAATGTCGTCAACCGCTGCGGAGAAAAGCGAGACGCCGCGCACGCCGCCTGAGATGTCATCAATAAAAAAGATAATGTCGGCCGCATCTACGTTTTCGGGGCGGATATAGGTCGTGTCATACCACCGCTCGTAAATCTTGTATTGCAGGATGTTAGGCCCGTCAAAATACAGTCCGCAATAGTAGGTGATTCCGTTTTTCACCACTGGCGCGACGTATCGGTAAATCTCTCCAATTCTGTCGCCGGTAATGGCAAGCAATCGAAGGTCTGAATTTGGATTGCCCTCCTCGCTACGAATCCAGCGAAGCGCGCAATCTCCATACTGCGGCAAGAACGCATCGGCACAAAGAGCAAACGTCTGTTGCATGGACGAATTGACGCCCATTCGCTTCCATTGGTCCGTCACGTAATCAGTGACGAGCTTGTTCGTTGCCGCGTCGCCGGTATCAGGATGCCATGAAATGCCGCTTGAACAATACATGCGGCGCTTGTTGACATAGTTGCGTCCGAATGCCGTATTCTTAATAATCTCTTCACCCTGTAGCGAAAGCCGCGTCCGCTGTAGCTGCGCAATCGTAGAGTTGGGATTTGAGCCCTGCCGAGTCGGCGCATTAAAAGATTTGTTTGGCCGAGAGCCCTCGTAGCCCGCAAGCACCGCCGTTTTCCAAGGCGAATCCATTGCGGAATAAATACGGCCAATGCTTCCAATCTTGGCCTGCATCTGCGGTGAAAATGTCGGGGGTTTAGAAACCATTGTTGCGCCTTGTTCGGAAGTCTGAATACACTTTATTAGCTGGCACTTGACCTCCGCGCCGTGCCACTTCTGCGGTAAATTCAAGCATGAAATCGGCAGTGTCCATAAGCATATAACCGGCAGATTTCGCGCCTCCTGCAATGCTGGAAACTTGTCCCCCAGTTGCCACTTGCACGGCATAAGCTCGCACGGCAGCAAATTCCGCGTCTGTCATCCATTTGAAAATGTAACGCGGCGAGCCCATAATTATTCAGCGTTTAACTCGGTTTGGTTGGTTTGTCAATCTTTGAGAATCGATTCAATTTCGGCCCGGATTTCGGGCGTAATTCCGCCGTGGCTCCAAAAGGCGCGCTTTCTGTCAGGTGGGTGCGGATCGCCGGATTCAACGTCAAACCATTGGAAACGATGCGCTAAAGCGTTAAATGCGTAAGCGCCCATCGCGGTAAAGTCCATCCTGTCCTGCGGGAATGAGTTCTTGCCGCTGATAAAATACTCGTGTAGGTTGCCGTGGTTGTATTCTAGGTGCTGGCGATAAGCCTTGTAGAACTGTATCGGCATCATCTGCGTATTAACGCACATCGTATAGACTTCGGACGGAAACCCAAGCTGCGCGTCCGTAGGCTCCCGCCACTGCGCGCAATCGCTGACAACGCCATCGTGGCCGGTTAATGACTCCCAAGTGCGATACAAATACACCGGCTTGTCATTGCGAAAGAAATCCTCTGGCGTTGTCTGCACGTTGAAAATGCCGTCACTGTCATGGTGCAGAACGTAGTCAGTGCCTTGCGGGACGAACTCGTCCGCCCGCGCCATGATTTCCATGTGCTGCACCATGCCTTTGCCTTCGACTTCGGGATACGATTTGCGTTTTACCCAAGTGAATTTCTGATGCAAAAAGGCGAAATCTCCGATGTCCTTCTCTGGAATCGCAACTGTCACGCCAGCGAATCCACGGCAATACTTGGCAATGCTTTTCAGCGCGTATTCCAGCCACGGAAAATCCTTCCAATAGCTGACAATAAAAATCTCGCACTTGCCTTGGATTGGATTCGGATTCGGCGTCAAGTCTGTCGGGTTGCTCATGTGATTCGGGACGTTGATTTCTGTGATTGACATATCAGAATGGAACCGCGTCTTCCGCGATGTCCAAGTCAGGGTCATGCGCAGGCTTTGGAATTGAGCGCGGAGGCTGGCGTTCTCCCGGCTCCGGCGCGGTTGCATTGTTCGCTTTCTTTCCTCCGATAAACTCGAACGATTCGACAACAACTTTTGTCTTGCTCTGTTTCTTGCCGGTTTCCTTGTCTTCCCAAGTGTCTTGTTTCAATCGACCTTGCACAAAGATTTGATCGCCCTTGGAAAAATACTTGGCGATGTTCTCGGCGGTCTTTCCGAATGCGGTGCAACCTGCAAATGTGACTTCCTCTTTTTTCTCGCCGGACTGCGCATCTTTCCAGACGCGATTAACGGCAATGCTGAAATCCGCAATCGCGGTTCCGCTTGGCAGGTATTTGGTTTCGACATCGCGGGCAAGGTTGCCGCCGAGTTGGACTAGATTGTGATTCATGCTGTTTTTATTGTTTATGTAAGAAGACCGTAAGATTGACCCGGACTTTCAAGCAATCGTTTGCCAAATCTACCCATGAAGCGGCCTCAGCAAGCCCCGGCCCGTGTTTTATGCCGAGCTTAAACGCCAAGGTTTTCGCAATAATTATCGCGGCGTCATCGCCATATGACATTACTTCTGCGCGACGGATTGACGATTCTTCTGCAAAGGTCTCTGTCCTAAAAACAGACAATGAGAACTCGGTTAAATCTCGGCTTGTGTCTGGTGTGTTTATTTTTGTCATGCTGCTTGTGTTTCTTCGGTTTTTGAGAGTGTTCCCATTGGGAAATAGCCAGCGATTATAGCGAGCAAAAGGTTTTGAGCGGAGGTGATAAACGAGTGATCAAACGTGCGGCACTTAATCCAAATCTCCTTTCGCACTACGCGAGTCGTTTTGTCAGTCGTAACGCCGGGCCGGTAGCTGTGAAGTCCTTCCGTGTAGAGCGGGTCAATGTTTGTGGCAACCTTGTAATCGCGCGAGGTGCCATTTGCGAGCGCATACAGGAGCGGATAAATCGCGGGCTTGCTCCACAAAATTGAGATTGCCCAGCCTTTTGGAAGCGCGGCGCCTTTCGGGATAAAGACTTTGCCGACTTGTTTTCCGCTCATCGGGTTTTCCGGCCTGCGTTCGGAATACGGAAGCGGCACAGTAATGGGCGGCTGTTTTTTGTTCTGAGAATACACCGTATGCGAAAAGCTTTCTTCATCCGTGGATTTCAGCGCGAGCCAATGAAACTCCGCGCACATGCCGAGAACGTAGCGGTCTTGGTCGTCGCCAAAGTCGCAGGCCGTGTGTTTGTCGGAAACGCCGTGGCGAAGCTGGAAGGCTCGGCAATCGCCTTTTGTCGCGCACTTCTGGAAAGCGATGCGGCGCGAGTTTCCGTCAAGGTCGAACTCGTCAACCTGTCCCCAGAAATGCAAGCCCTCACCCTTCTGGCCTTGCTGCTTATCAAATGAGCAAACGCGAAGCTTTGACGGGTCCGGCTTCACTTCCTCAATGCGATAGTCGCGGCCCTTGCTGGACGTGCCGAGCATCGGAATGCTGTAGTCATTTGACCGCACAAGCTGCTTTGTGCGCCAGTTGAAAAACGGCTTAAAGTCGCCTAGCTTTGCCGACTCCATTGCGGCTAGGTAGATAGCAAAAAGATCCCGCCAAGACTTCCACCTTGGAGCGAAACAATTCCATCGGAAACTATTGATAGCTCTATCGGCTCCCGCATTACCTTCAATGTAGCAAGCACCAGCGTCCATTTCGATTCGATTCCTAGGGGCGTCTTGTATCGCTTTGTCGCAATGCGGACAAAACGCTTGGATTGAGTTGAGCTTTTCCGTTTCATTTTCAGACTCGCACCATTGGAAAACGCGGTGCCCGTTGTATTTTTTCTGACTGTCTTCTTCCCAAAGCGGCTCAAACAATCCGTTGCAATGGATGCACCGCAAGTTCCATTCGTTTTGCCCGCCGCGATGATAAAGCATGTCCGGCTCAGTGCCGCAATCCGCCGCCGTAGTTCCGTGTAGGGCTAGCCTGTTCCATTTAAGGCCCATGCGATCATCTAGCGCCGCCATTGCGCCGGGATGTTCGCGACTCCACAAGTGCGATTCGTCGGTGACAAGGAAACGAACGGACTTGGATTGCTGTGCGCTCTCGCCCGGCCCCGTGATAAGCATTTCATGCGACGCCCAAAGCCATTTCATCAATGTTTGCGAATACTTGGCGTTACGAATCGTGTCTTTGATTGACGGAATGCGCAGCAGAAAAGGGTTGAGTTTGATTTCGGCAAACTCTTTTGCGTCTTCGTCTGTCTGCGCGACAAACAAGACGCTATCGCGCATCACGTCCACAAAGTAAGCGATGGCGATTTCGAGAATAACGCTCTTGAAGCTCTGAGTGGGGCCGTAAATCAAAAGCGAGCGCAAGCCGATGTCAGAAATTGCCGTCAGCGGCTTCTGAACAAACGGATAACGCGCATCATCAAACTTTCCGGCAATCGGGCTTTGCTGCCAGAAGTTGACGTGTTTTCGGGCGTAACTCAGCGCCGTCATAGTGCCGCTGTAGATTTCAATTCACGAATGCAGCAAAAAAGCGCACCAATTCGGGCATCTACCCTTATGTTTTGTTCTCGCGTTTCCGATGGGTCTTTTTTTCGCTCTTTGAGCATTTCAATTTCTTCCTGCCAGCTATCGCAAAGAGATTCAAGCTCGCGTGTGTCAATCATGGTTTTCATAGCACAGATTCAATCGCATCCCGGCACCAAACCGGCAAATGAGTTTCGCGCACCGCTGAATCAATTGCGGCAAGGTTGCAATCGCGGAAAAGCTCATACGTGAGCTTGTGAACCTCGGCGTTATCTTTGCACTCGCGCACGGTTCCCGCAAATCGGTTGGCGAGGTTTTCGGTTCCCTGCCGTGAGTAAATCGCGTGCATCTTCACAAACTTTATCACGTCATCGCGGGACATCTTTTCGCTCGCGTCGCGCTTTGAATCGTCAACGCTGCGGTCGTAAGCCAAGAGGATTTTCGCGGTCTTTCCAAAGTTATCGCGCGCTGAAACAAGCTCGCATTCGATTCGCGCAATTTGCTCCCGGTTGTCTTTTGTCTCTGCCGCGTTTGGCGATAGTTCCCCAAGAGCGGCAAGCCTCGCCTCTGCGTCGTCAATCTGCGCGCTAAACTTGTGCGCGTCCATCTGCAACCGACGCAAGACTGCGGGCGCCGCGAGTTCGTTTGGCGCGTCCTGCGATTCTTTCGGTTTAGATTTAGCGGCCATGTTTTTCGTTAAAACGTTTCTTCCCCTTATCCTTCCGAGCCTTCGCCACCATAGGGGTGCGTGCGTGTATCGCGTCCTGTAGCCGGCGAATGGTGGACATCGTGGCGTTCCCACCAGCGTAAATCCGGCGCACGGTCATCACCGACAGCCCGGCAGCCTCG